TCAACCAACCTCAATCTCCATCCCATTATAAAACACAAACCGTATTCCCCCGCTTCTCCCTACTATCCCCTTCTCCACCATAACCGTCCAAATGGTGTCATCCCATGTTTCAAGCGCCAGCGGAGTCTTCTTCATCGCTTTTATAAACGTAGACATGGCTTTGTCTTTCTGTTGCCGCGAAGTTCGTTCCTCTTTTTGCTTTTCAAGTTCGCAAACTAAATCCTCATGGCGTTTATTCAAGCTGTCGTACTTCTTCAAATACTCCTCCTGCGATTGAGCAGTCGAGGAGTTTTCTTTCACTAACGACCTGACTAGCTCGGCCACAATCTCGCATTCCTCACTCAAGCGCGCAATTTCGGCATCAGTATCTCCCAAATCCGTCAACGTTCGGCGCATGAGTTCACAATCCGCAATAACCTGCGTCTGGTTCGCCATCATCTGGTTATACGCCTGTATGAACATCCTCTGAATCGTTTCGGTATCAAGTACTGGCGTGTCGCATTTCTTTTCGAATTTATCGTTGCATTGCCAGATCACCTTGCGGTATCGGTCAGTCGAATGCCACACTTTGGAGCCATAATAACCGCCGCAATCAGCGCAGACTAACTTGGAAGACAACACGTTCTTTCCACTATATGCCCTGCCAAGCTGCTTCCGTCTAGCGATTTCGACTTGAACCTGATCCCATTCTTCCGGCACAATGATTGCCGAATGGCTGCCCTCAACATAGTATTGAGGAACCTCGCCTTCATTGGCTTTCATCTTTTTCTGCAGGAAGTCCACCGTGAATTTCTTCTGTAAAAGCGCGTCGCCTTTATACTTTTCATTAGTCAGGATGCTGTCAACCGTCGTTTTGCTCCATTTACTGCTCCCACCCGGCGATGGAATGCTCAGTTGCTCAAGATGTTTACAGATTCCTGCAGTGGTTTTCCCATCCAGATATAGCCTGTAGATGAGCCTGACAACGGCAGCTTCGCTCGCAACAATGGCAGGACGGCCGTTCTCTCCTTTTTCGTAACCGAGAAATCGTTTGTAAGGCATCTGAACCTTCCCATCGGAGAAGCGCTTGCGCTGGCCCCATGTCACATTTTCGGAAATAGACCGGCTCTCTTCCTGCGCCAGCGAGGACATGATCGTGATCAATAGCTCGCCCTTGCCATCAAAAGAATAGATGCCCTCTTTTTCGAAATAGCACTCAACGCCGTTTTCTTTGAGTTTGCGTATAGTAACCAGGCTGTCCACAGTGTTACGGGCAAAACGGCTAACCGATTTCGTCACGATGAGGTCGAACTTGCCAGCAAGTGCGTCGGCAACCATTTCTTTAAAGCCCTCTCGCTTCTTTGTGTTGGTGCCAGATATCCCCTCGTCGGTATACACCTTCATGAACATCCATTCCGGCTTGGATTTGATGAAATTTGTGTAATAATCGACCTGTGCTTCATAGCTGGTAAACTGCTCATCGCTATCCGTAGAAACGCGAGCGTAGCCAGCGACACGGCGCTTTTCTGCCGAGGCTGACGGTAAATGCGTCAGCGGGTTCACGGTCGAAGGTATGACTGTTACTTTTGGCATTGTGCTTTAATCCTCTCAAAGGTTCTTTGTCGGGCGGCAGCTCTCATTTCATCTGTCCAGCTTTGGCTGCGTAATTTATCTTTCCATTTCACATTGGTCTCGGTTCCGTCAATGAAGCGAAATATCAACGTGTTATCATTGCAGGCTTGGATGCGATCCACCCTGTCGCGAAAGGCCGGTTCATCAATCGTGGCTTGGCCTAGAGCCTTTGCCGTGACGCTCATCAGGATATCTTCCGGTATATGCTTAGACGCGCAGGCAGATTTTCCAAATCGATTGAATTTGCCGCAAGTCCAAACCGGTCCACCATGTGTTTCTTTTCTGTGATAGCTGCCGCCGCAAACACCGCAATATAACTTTCCATTGAAAGGATGTACAGTCTTAGAGGTTGCAGGCTTCTGCAATCTATTGGCGCGGTGGGCTATCTCCTTTTGAACTGCATCGAATGTTTCCTTGCAGATGATCGCATCATGCGCTTCCTCAACCCGAAACATCGGGTGCTCGCCTTGATTGAAACGCTTTTGTTTCGTCATATGGTTTTCGCGGTATGTTTTCTGCAACAGCAGATCGCCGGTATATGCCTCATTGCGAAGAATCGCCATGATCGTGCTCTGGTACCAAAGCTTGTCGTTGCGAGTTTTAGCGCCTTCCGCGTTCAGTCTCTGCGCTATAGCGTTGTACCCATACCCTTCCAAGTACCATTCAAAAATCTTCTGAATCAATGCTGCTTCCTCGGGAACGAAGACAAATTTGCCATTTTCGTAGCGGTATCCGTGTATGGTGCCGCTCCAAGGTTTCCCCTCTTTAAAGTTCTTCAAGATCCGCCATTTCTGATTCTCGCTTGCCGACAGGCTTTCCTCCTGCGCATAAGACGCGAGGATGGTCATCATGAGCTCACCGTCGCCGCTGATCGTATGGATATTCTGTTCTTCGAAATAAATATCCACCCCCAGCGCTTTGCATTCACGAGCGATCTCTAAAAGTACGACCGTGTTTCGTGCAAAGCGGGAGATGGACTTCGCCAGTATCATGTCAACTTTTCCGGCGCGGCAATCGGCGATCATTTTCTGAAACCCTTCTCTGGTGTCTCTTGTGCCGGATTTCGCTTCATCTACATATACACCGGCATAAATCCATTCCGTGTGGCTTTGGATGAATTTGCTGTAATAGCTCACCTGTGCGGATAAGGAATGGAGCATCGCATCCTTGCCACAGGAGACTCGGGCATACGCTGCGACCCGCTTTTTTTGTTCTAGCTTCGGCGGTTTTGAGATTATCGTCAGGGTTCCAGACATCTTGTCACCTCCTTCCAGTTCGACATATTACCGTTGATTCGATTGATATAGCAAGTCTATCCGCGATATAAACTGTTCGTAGGAATCTCATATTTCTCGGCCATTATGGCATCAACGCGGGCAAAGTCACCCGGCGTGATAATCCCTTTTATCAGCATTCTCTTTGCCTGCAACATGGAAGCAAGGTAGTGTTCCAAATTAACGCGATATTCATTCTTCACTGCAAGCACGTCCTTTTGCGCTCGGCGATATAGCAAGCATGGCTACAATATTTCCTGCTTCTGTTTCCATATGCCGAGAAAGGATTGCTGCAATGCTGGCAGTTGAAATGATAGATCGCCTTACGGTTCACGCATTCCAGATGACTATTCCACCATGAAACCCGGCAAGAATCAGAACAGAATTTCTTAGGTTTGCGTCTAGTTATTGCTTTGATCTGTTTGCCGCACTGCTTGCAGGTAAAAACTGCTGCTTTTGTATTTTCTCCGCGCTCGTTTCTCCGGCAAAAGGAACGTACCGTATTATCTGAAATGCCAAGCAGCCGGCCGATTCTTATATACCCATAGCCCTGCTGACGCAAAGCCGAAATGTACTCTTGCTGTTCGTTTGTCATGGGTTGTCTCCTTCCTGAAAAATCTTTGTCACACTATTTAATGGAGATGAAATACCTGTTTTGTCGAAAAATGAGTAAAGAAAAAGGCTCGGACGGATTTCTCCAACCGAGCCTTTCTCATCTTTTTATAAGTTGTTAATCTGCCTTCATTTGACCAATGAGTTGTTCCGCCGTACCCGTGATCAATGCGGAGATGTCGACCTGCGCTGCGGTCAGTACGTCCATCGCAGAAGCGGAGAGTTTCGCTATCGTCTTTTCAAAGAGCAATTGACCGAGTTGCGAGATTTCATCCTTCGTTAGTTTCCCGTCTTTACTGGCGGCCTTCATACCGTCGACCATCGTCTGTTTCAGCTCACCGACCGTGATCTGTGCCAGTTTGATCAGCTCTTGCTGCGCACGGTTCACAGTGTCGAGCTGCGACGCCTTTCCGAGTTTCGCGGTCAGCCATGCTCCAAACACACCGATCAGCGCAATAAAAAATGCCGCTGCAATGTTCACGGCATTCTCTATCAGGATTTGGGCGACGGTAGCGTCTGTGGTTCCGCCTGTGTCCGCCAGCGCGACGACGGGCAGCGCGAGCATCAGGAGCGCGAGTAGTACCAGGATCAGTTTCTTTTTCATGTGTGTTTTCTCCTTCTTTTAGATAGATGTAGCCTGCTCCGAGGCAAGCTCATGGACAAAATCTTCGTATTCCTCTTGCGCGGTTTTCGCTTTCTCCCGCGCAGTCTTCATTTCGCCATTCGTTTCGCCGCGCTCTACGGCGATACAGGTCGCAAGCGAGAGCGACAGGCTTGCATCCTGCATCTTCATGGCGAGCTTCGATTCCTTCGCGCGAATCGCGGCGCGTTTTTCTGTTTGTTTCCGGTCGCGGGCCACGCGCACCTCTAGCAAGACGACCAGCAGCGCAAACACGCCAGATATGATCTCACCGATGTATTCCAAATCCGTTCCTCTCCGTTCTATTTATATAGGAGCTTGCAGCGGCCGCATTTGTGCCAGTACCCGCTGCCTCCCTGATTGATTCCCTCCACAACGACGCCAACGTCGCGACCTTTCGCGTGGATGACCATGCCGCGGCCTAGATAAAGTCCAACGTGCGTTTCGTCCTCGGCGTTCGTGGTACTGTTTCGAAACAGGAAGTCGCCCACGATCAGCTCGTTGCGCGCAACCACGTCGCACAGCGCCCAGAGACCGTCGCAATTCTTTCGATCATCCCAAATTCCTGTCTCGCGCATGAGCCAGGAGATGTAGCCAGAACAGTCATGCGCCATGAGGTCGGCAAATCCTGCCTTGTACTGGCTGTCACGAAAGGTGATCGCGCGAGCAAACTCCTCATCCATGGTCTGAATCTTCGTGTTGGATAGATCAGTCAGGCCGGATGCGCCCCAAACGTAAAGGTCGCCGATTCGCGTTAGCGCGAGCGCGCAGATCGCCTTTGCCTTGTCCGAAACCGTGCCCTTTGCGACCGGCACTGCTAGCGTTGCCGTGTCGCCAAACAGCGCCGCCCACGTTTCCTTCCCTATTATCCCATCGACACTCAGCCCGGCTTGCGCCTGAAAACGCTTCACAGCCTCCAGCGTGTCCGCGCCGAACGTTTTCCTCGTCACCGTCGTGATATGCTCTCCGTAGAATCCTAGCTCCAAGAGCTTCTGCTTACAAAAAAGCACGTCCTCGCCAGACGTGCCTTTCTTCAAATTGCGCGTAAAATCCAT